TGATATTAGAAAGAACTGTATTGACTCCAGACGTTGCAACAAGCGGATTATGTGACCATGCACGAAACCCTGAGTTAATAAAGTTCATATTTACATCAATAGCGTTCACATTGTAAAATCCTTGATCATTAAGACATTCTGAACCCCAATACATCGGAGCAAGACCATAAAACTCTTCGTGAACTACAAAATCTACGATAGCTGTAACGGTAACTCCTCCGGTTGTTGGGGTAACTACAGGATTTGACACCAAGGTAAAACTAAATCCACCTCTTGGAGTTGGGGATCCTTGAAAGCAAGATCCATAATCGCCTAAAGGGTTACGTACACTACCGAACAAATCGTTATAATTGTAGCTTTGATCTGACATACTCGGTGTTGAGGAGTACTCTCGATTTCTTAGTCTTCCATCAATATTATAACGTAAGAGTGCATGAATAACATCACCAGTATTAATACTTACGGAGGTATTATTAATTCCAACTCTGAGGGTGTCAATTGATGAAGAGAGAGGATATGCTCTTGGTGCATCCTTTCCAGCATTTAAAAGCGTAGAAGCAGGTACAAAACTAGCATTCGAGGCGATAATAGTTCCCGTAATCGTTAAACGAATTGGCATAGAGCATAAAAACTTTCTGTCAACAATCACGTTAGCACTCGGCGGGGGCGAAGACCACGTGATATTGGACGAGGAGATGTTGTTTGTGGTATAGGCTTTGCTTGAAACTTGAGCTCCTCCTTGGAGAGTTGCATAAGCTCTGATGCGTGAAACGTCTAAGACCGGATCTGTGATCAAGACCGGTTTGAGGGCTGTATACGAGAGTGACATTTTTTCACTAAATTTTTTTTAGTGTGAATCTTATAGTATATTTATATATTATTTTTTTATTTTTTTATTTTTCAATCCCTTAGCAGGATTAAAAGATTAGATATTTATAGTTAGATCTTATACATTATTTTCATTAAATTTAATGAGAAGGGTGGATAGGATTCCACAATGAAATCTATCTAGCTTCATTGTGAATATGTTTTGCAGATTTAATATGGTGGGATTTAGCACCTTTCGTAAGTGTAACTTTACAAACTTCGCATACCCATTCTTGACCTGACCAGTTGTATTGTTTTTTATATTCATCTATTTTTTCTCTATTTTCATCCCTATATTTTTTGTGTCGGTCTACTGTTTCTTTAACATGAGTTTCTCTATATTTTTTACTTCTTTCTAGTTCTTTTTCTAAATTTTTTTCTCGATATTTTTTACTTCTTTCTAGTTCTTTGTCCAGATTTTTTTCTCGATATTTTCTACTCCGCTCGTTTTGTTCTTCTTTATTCTCTTGGTACCATTTTAATCTATCTTCTCTTGTACGAATAGCTTTTAATAGATTTACACAAGGTATTTCTTCTTGCCAAAAACGTTCACGAAATAATAACTCTTTTTTAGTTTCACAGGGAAAATTCTCTATAAGGATAATCTCATACTCTCCTTTTTCAAGGATATCAAAAGAAGATACATAGTTACCCCTATCTTCATAATATTTTTTATATGCAGACATATGTCTAGATAACCTATATGATAGAGTATTAACCGTAGATCCTACATAAATCAAGTTTGTATTATCACTAACTATCTTATATATTTTTCCATTCCTGTATTTATTTTGCTCCATCTTTCTATTACTTTTATACTTTTTAGTATAAAAGTTTTTTCATTTTTATTTTTACCTTTATAGAATAATAGTAAAGAATAATAGTAAAAGAATGTCATCTATAGAACATAAAGTTGTTCAGAGACTTTTGTCACATTACCCTCCTAATTGTACAAATTCTGATAAAAGAATACATAACGATATATGTAAAAGAGCTAATATAGAATTAGGATATAATCGTGGACATCCATTAAGATTTTATTGTTATAACATAGTATCCGCAACCGGAGAGTTATTAAATCCTAATGATAACCAAAATAATCCTAACGCAGAATGGTAAATTCACGCTTTAGCGATTTCTATTATAATTATAATAGAAAAAAGTTTTTTCCTTTATTATCTTTTCCAAGTAACTACATCCGAACCACGCCATTCATCAGGATCCTTGTTGTATAGGGATTTTGAGAAAATTCCTAATTTGACGCTAGCCTGCTGCCATGGATTAAGGAAGACTGGGTACGTATTCCCGAAGCGGTCCTCCCAAAAGAACTTGAAGTCAATTTTATTTAAGGGACTTCTACCAGTCATGGTTACTAATCTATATTGAGCTGTTGGATTATAAACTAAAACTTCAGAAAGTTGACTAGCGAAATCCAGAGCAACACTAAAGTCTGTAATAATTGCTTGATAGTTAACATTACCGGAAGAGTTCGCCAAAGGTACAACTTCTGAAACTATTGGCAAAGTATTTGAAACTATTAAAATTTTTCTAAGTGAAAACCACAGACTAATTGTAACGTAATCTTCGGTAATTAAATACGGAGAAACAAGTTGAGGTTCAATGGATATGAAATCATGAGTACTCAAAGTTGTAACGGCATCATAGTATAAATTAAACGAGTCCAGATAGTTCACCATAGCTTGGTTCATTGTAACTTTAAGACCGGCTGCAAAGAAATCGTCGGTTATATGAATAGTGATAACGTTTGTTGTAGTTCCAAAAGTATAAAAAGGTCGAGTAACTCCGGTAGTTGTAAACGATGTATAATTTAAGGAAGCTGGTCCAGTTCCAGAAGAGAAAGTTAAAGTACCGTTTGTAGGAGGTTTTAACGCTCCAGAGTTGAAAGTGTCGTTAAGAACGAGAGTTGTGGATGAAACTGTAGTTGTTTGAACTGTATATGCATCACCGAGGGCAGTTGTATATATACTTCCAGCCGTTACAGATGCAGGAGCAGTTAAAGTTAGAGTGAAAAGTAATGGAAATCCTGCGGCAATCATAGCGGTATTGAGGGCATTATTTATCATATTAATGAAAGCTTTTATGGAAAATATAAAATAAAAAATATTGGTCGCATCGATATTTGTAAAGGGTCCTACAGTTCTAGGTTGAGGGTAAGAATTTTCTGGAATATATCTTACAGGTTCTAAAAAATTAGTACCTCCAATAGATTGAGCGACTCCAGATGGTGTTGGAAATTCACCCCCAACGTTTATTCCTATTTGAGGATATCCAACTAAAGGATCGGTTTGTGTGGTGTCCAAAGGAAAAACCAAAATAGGTATATTATCAGTGGGCAATTCCCATCTAACTATGCTACAATAAAAATCTTCAGGGGTGTCAACTACACTTATCGTTAGATTTTCATTAAACTCGCAAGGCACCGGTTTCCCTGCGATGATGTTTGCAAAGGTGGGTTGGATAACTGCATTTACATAGATATTATCTCGACCTTTCTTAATTTTTCGATTTTCTCCGAGAGATGTCATCAATTGAAAATTGCCTTCGATAACTTTTACAAGTTTTGTATTATAACTATAATACAAAATAATAAATTATTAAAATAAAAAATCTCCGTTGAAGATGAACTTTTCCTCACTCTCTAAAATAGCATCTTCATCTACCCATTCTTCCCATAGATCATCATCGTCGGAAGGATCATCATCGTCGGAAGGATCATCATCGTCGGAAGGACCTAAATAATAATGAAACTCTTCGTCGCCTTTAGGCATAAGGAACGATGGAGGAGTAAAAATTTTTGTTTTATCCCAGGTCATAAAACCAATGCATTTGAACTCTACCCAATTATATGAGAAATTAAATAAAGTTTTTTTATCATAGATCCATAACTCGTTTGGGAAATAACATACATCATATATTAATGGTAGAAACTTCCAATAACAATCTCTGGTTATTTTATGAAGTTGAGGCATTCTATCTCTTATCCAACGATTCCAAGAAGTTTCAGTATTAGGAATTACTTTCGTGTGAGCGTTGTCCCACAATTCGTCCCATATGTTATTATATTCATTCTTGAACGGTGGAAGTATTTCCAGATATATCATATTTTTCCATAAATATATAATATTATCCCATAACTCTTTGGGGAGCCATAAATCGTATCTTAAGTTTTCGTATATTTTTATATCCATAAATATA